TACCATAAGTTAGAGGTAAAGGAATATTATCAATATCATCTAAAGTATAGAATGACTCACTAAATGCCCAAATTTTAAATGTACCACCCCCAGCATGGTAAAAAGTTGGTTCAATAACTGAACCATTAATAATAGCTCCAAATGTTCCAATACCAGAAAGGGAAGAATACTCTTCATGATCAGGATCTGACGACAAATACTTCTCCATTTGAATATGAGTATTTTCATCATTATCCATAATCAATTTAAACTGATGAAGTTCCCAATGACTACCTATTTGTTCTACAGCAACAACAAAACGAGAACTATTAAAATTCTCTTTATTGAGAGATGGGCGTAAATTAACATTCGTACCAGAAGATTTTGAATTCCCATCTCCAAATGTATCATATGAAACGGATCTTACAGAACTATCTGATTGTAAATTAGATTTAAATAGATATTGGGAAGATTCTAAATTTGGATTATGTATTGAAATAATTTTTGCTCTAGTCAACACTTGATTGTTAGTATCATTAATGAAAGATAATTCAAAATTTCCATTATTATCAATATTACCAGTACAAATTCCAATTGAGTTTTGACTCAATATTGAAGAATCTGAATATAATTCTGATAAGTAAGTATCAGTTCCATCATGAACCAAATATAAGTTAACATAATTTAACTCATTTGTTGACTTATTTAAAATCAAAATATTTGCAAAATATGCATTACTATCCGAAGTTGAATTTGATACTAATACTGATGTTTGTCCAGATTCTGTAAGTTTTGTAGAACTTATTAAATCAGCAGAATTCATTGAATGTGTTGCTACTCCAACGACTTCATTAATAAAATTCTTCCTAAGTATTTTTAAATTATAATCATAATCATAAGGATTGCTTGGTGTAAATCTTAAATATTTTTTACCAGTAATTTTTTCTTCTATAGAAAATTCTCCCAACCTATCATATCCGGAAATAGTGCTTGCAGTAGATATATTACCATCTTCAATTAAATATGATTCCTCCCCATCAAATAATATAATAAGATTTACAAAATCAAAGTCATTTGTATTTACATTAGTTACTCTTATTAATAGATTAGTATACTTATCGGAACCAGTAATCTCATCAATATCTAAGAACAAATCAGGATCTAAACTATTCTTTAAATTTGAAAATTGATCACTAATATCATCAATTACTACTGAAAGATTGCTATTAATTGTAAAATGATTTGCTAATATTCTGTTTTCAAATTCTATGAATTTTGAAGATCCCGATAAATTTTCAAAATCCCTTACAACATCAAAATTTCTTATCGTATCAGTTCTATACTCTTCAATAATATCGTAAATTTGTGATACGACAATATCGGATTCAACTTCAACATTTGAAACTTGTGAAGAAATTCCAACATCAGCAAAGTTTTTTGTTCCACTTGTATGCAGTAGATTATTAACTGGAGTAGTTAAATCTTCATATTTTATTGGACTTTGAATACTATATGATAAATTTTGATAATAATCATTATCAGGCGTTACTTGAATATCACTATTAAGTTTACCTACATTATTAGACCAACCAATATTTTTTTCTAGAGAATAATTTATAGAGAATTCTCCAGAATTAGAACTATCATCTATAGATTCTATTTTTGCTATTGCTCCCGATGTCCTTCCTTTTATAATTTCCCCAACAGTCAATGTATAAGAACCCAATACTTTTATTGTAGTATCTGAATACTGAACAATTTCAAGATCAATTTCCACATTATTAATAAGTAATTTTTCTCCCTGTAAAAATTCAGATCTCTCTTTAATAACACTAAATTTTGGATAATCAGATTCTTTAATTATTGTGGCTAAAGAATTTTGAGTTGTTTTTGCAATACCAGTATTTGTGGTCAGTCCACTAACATTTAGGGTTACAGTATTGTTTGGCGAAGTCGTATTATCAAAAGATTCTACAATAAAGAATTTAAATCCATAATCCTCAGAATTAAATCCAAATCCATCCGTCGAATATTTTTCAATTCCTTCTACAAATACCAAATCTCCTGCAGTGAATGGATCATCCGAAAAACTAGTAACTCCTGTTGTTGGATCATTTGGAGTTGTTATAGTGCATGTAAAAATTCCACTAGAGTTTGAAGATACTGATACGATACTAATTCCAGACGTATTATTTTGAGCAATAACCTCTACAGGATTTTCGCTAATGTTTGTCGGTTTTACTTCAATATCTACAGATGATATTGAATTTCCTATTATGTTTGCTCTTAATAAACCACTATTAATCTTTGATCTGGAAATTGAATCTATGAGAATGAGTGTTGGAGGAGTAGTGTATCCATCCCCTCCATCAGTAACAGATACAAATCCTACAGTATTATTATCCCTTAATGTAATTAATGGTGAAATGAAAGCTCTAGGACGTAAAGTTGTATCTGATGGATACTCAAAGTTTTCATTTACTATTCTCAATTCTTTAATGCCACCAATAGTATTTGATAATGATTTAATAGTTGCACTATTGCCAAGTGTAGATGCAATAGAAACAACTTTTGGCAATGACTTATAACCACTTCCTTTTGAAATTAACTTAATATCATTAATTGGACCTTTTGCAGTTTTAGAAGTAGTGGTATAACTTAAATTTTTACATTCCGATTTTAGATAAGATACTTTTTCTGGAGACTCTATCAAATTGATTGTGAACGTAGTTTCGCCAACACCTGTTATAGTGTATTCATTATCATAAACACTATCTACATATAAAATTTGATTATAATTTCTAACATCAGTATCGGTTGTGCTGATAGTTCCACTTCTTTCTAAATTATAGTAAAGTTTTGTTGGTAAATTTTTACTATAATTAATTGTAGTAGTTGTTGCAGAAGATACTATATTAAAATTATTTGTAGATCCTGTAGAAACAAATTCATTTTTGAATTGATTATCCGTATAAATTTTTAAATTATAATTGGATAATGAAGAATCTGAAGTATCAAATACTAAATTGTTTCCTTTGATAACTTCTATATTAGAATTAATTAAGGATATATTTTGAGATTCGCCACCAGTAGATCCAATTCCGATAGTTTGTGGAGAATTTAACTGAGTATCATAATATGTCTCTGATAATTTAAAATTATTATCATCTATTCTGTAAACATAGTAATTAGAATTATTCAAACCCTCTGGAAGTAAATCTGAAGAATATGCAACTTTATCACCTGTTTTAAAATTATGATCATTTATTGTGAAGACATTAGTATTGGTATTAATTCCTGTGGAATTAAATCCGATATTATCAACTAATATTTTTTTATCAGAACTTAGTTTTAATCTAACTTTTGTCGATGTTCCGATTCCTACATTAAGATTTGGTTGAACAGATAAATCAATTAAATCTCCATTGGACAATCCATGAGCGGTTGAAACTGCGACAACGGAAGAAATCTTACTAACTGTACCAGTTATTTGATTTAAATTATTTTCTATTGAAAAATCATCCCTATCAACACCAGAACCATTTTTAAATCCGTGGAAAAATACTTCACCAAAAGAACTTCCCACTCCAGTTTTGATTCCAATTATATTCTTTCCTTTATTAGTGACATAAAGATCGGCTGTTAAACCAGAAGATGGCAAATCAAATGTATTTGAACTATCAGTGGAAATAGAGAATCTACCTGAAGATTCTGGTATGGTTAAAGTAATTAATTGATTATTTTTAAAGGAATGATTTTCAATAAAAATTGATTGTGTTGGAATACTTCTTTCTATAGTGTTTATACCATATGCAAAAGAAGTTGAAATAGATACACCTGCAGTTGTTCCAAATCCAACAGATTCTTTGGCATTAAAGAATGCTAAATTATTTCGCTGACTATCAAAATAATTTGTTTTTGCATCAATTGTAAAGGAATCTGAAATATAATTTAATGTTTGTCCTGTCGAATATCCGACTATAGATCCTCTTACTCTTAAAATATTAGAATTTCTAGAAATTTTGAGAATTTTTAATGAATCTCCACCAATTTCTACACTACTTCCTATAGAAATTGAAGATGGAATATTGGAAACATATATTTCTGTCTGTCCAACTCCGGAAGAAGCTGGAACAGTATCTAAAACTATAGTAGAATATGTAGTTATTCCAATTTGGAAAAGGTCATTCAATTGTGATACAGTTGTCAATCCGGAAATAGTAACATATTCTTGATCTTTGAAAGTATGTTTTGGTAAAATATTAACTTTTACTTTATCATCACCTATTTTTTCAAATATGGCATTGGAAAATATGTTTTCTGTTATATTTCTTATATTTACTATTTCCTTACCTTTAACCGAAGAAACTTGTGCTGATACTCCTCCACCCTCTTCTAAAGATTCGAATGTTAAAGTGTCTTTTACATTATAATTATCACCTGAATTAATTATGTCAAAATCAGAAATAGATCCATCATTTATAGATTCTACAACTGCTTTTTGATTTTTAACTTTATCTGATTCTAAGACAAATTCGTATTTTGAATTTGCATCAGAAACTTTATATGGAAATGTATTTCTAACTAAATTGGAATTTTCAAAATCAAATGATTGATTTATCGTTTTATTATCAGAATCTAAAGGAGATCTGTAAGAATTGCCAATAAAATATGGAAATACTGGGATATTAATATCACCTTCCTTTACAGTGGCATAGTATGCATATACTCCATCATCGGGAAAATCTTTTGTTTTTGCAAATCTGCCATTATATTCATCTAAATCGCCATCATTTGTAAACTTATAATCTTCTACAAAATATCCTAAATCAAAATCATTTAATGAAGGTCTATCCTCTATATTAAATTCATTTTTTGTATATCCCGACTTTATTTCTTTGACTTCTGGTCCATTACTGTTTGGATCGGAATATCCGAAAGGACCATAAATTGGATTACCATCATACGCCCACCCTATTATACCCGAAAGTTCTTCACTTTCTCCAAAATATTTTGAATTATAAGTGGTGACAGCATACTTAAGATTATCTCCAGAATTTAAAAGTAATTCAGTTCCAAGTTTTTCGGCATCATTAATAGTCAAATCTCTAATTTTTACATCTAATTTTGCACTATTGCCCGAAGATTTGATAATTAATTTAGTATCAGTGGATGAATATCCTATGCCAGGATTAATAACTTTTATTTCGGTTAATTTATTATCGGAAATAATAGCCCTTGCTTTAGCTCCGCTTCCTTTACCACTTAAGTCAACTATTTCAACATCTGGAGTAGAATAATACTCCAATCCAGCATATTGTAAATTTACAGAATCTAAAGATCCTCTAATGATATTTGGAATTGCTCTAGCATCCTTTCCAATTTGAATTGTAATATTTGGTTTCTTTTCAAAATTTATTGTTGTTGAACCATATCCTGTTCCAGATTCATATAAGTATGCATCAACAATACTCCCAGTTACTTTTGGAGTCAACGTGATTGTTTGTCCTTCTTGAGAAGTTGTTCCAAATCCTACAGATTTGTAGTTTACATAAACGGATATGTCTGGATATTTAAAGTATTGATATCCAGAACCAGTAGATGTTATATTTACATACTTTTCTTTTTCAAAATTAGAAGTAATTGTTCCACCAATACCTGCATCACATAATCTAAAAGAATTATCATCTTGCTTTAATACAAAATATTGATTACTACTTGATAAACCACTTATAGCAGAAGTTTGATAAGTGTACTCAACTATATCGCCCGTTTTAAAATTATGATTATTAAAATTAATAGTATCAAAATCAATTTTAACATTTGATGGTTTAATAATTAATTCTCTATTAGTGTAAGTTCCACCAGATAAAACTTCTACCCTAGAAAGTGTGTTCTTTGAGGATGAAACTACAAATTTATGTGTTCCCGCTGCATTAATAGTTGTAAATCCAACAGTATTAATGCCTAAATTATAATCAACTTTGGTTTCATAAATTTGAATAGCTTTACTATTCAAAACTTTAGTATAATATTTTGAATTATTTGATAATGTATATTCTCCTGTTGGAATAGTTCCTATTCCCAATGACAGGTTACCATTAGAACTATAAGTTATTTCTTGCCCATTATCAAAATTGTGGTTTTCTAAAAATGTTATTGTTTCTCCAATGGTATTAATACCACCACCCCTGGTATTAATTCTGGCATCAAAGAATACTTGTCTTGCTCTTCTCTTAAGAACAGGATTTAAAACAGCACCAAATCCATTTCCACCAGTTACACCTATAGAAATGATTGAATCAATATCAAATTCTTGCTCATCGACATAGACATCTTTTACAGAGCCACTCAATACTGGTTGAATCTTGGCAGATCCACTAGAAATTTTAATATTTGGTTTGTTTATAACATCATAATCATTACCACCAAATAAAACATCTACTGACTTTAGTGGTCCGTAATAAACTTTATCCTTAGATTTGTAATTATGAATTTCTACACCATTAATTAACATACCTACTGGACCAGGTATTGTTAATTCTTTAGATGATTTATTTGTATTAACCTTTGCAGGAAACTTCTTTAATAATTTTTGAGGACTTATTGTAGAATTACTTTGAGAAGATAATATAAACTCATCAATTTGCCCATCTTCAGCATTTTCTGGACGGGAAAATAAAACATATCCTTCTCCTCTCTCAATAAAGGACCTAGACCTATAAAGTCTCAAAGATCCACCGCCAATATTTTCGGCAAAGTAATAACCAGTGTCTAATCCAACAATTGGAACATTGGAAGGTTTGTAATAAATTTCATCTCCATTTTTAAATGGAAGATTGCTAAAGTTTAAAAAACTAAAACTATTAATTCCGGTAGCTCCACCATAACTAGTAGTAGTAGCGATACCTATTGTTGCCTTCTTAACATCTACATTAATATCATAAGACTGATCCATACTAATGTCAGTTATTCCCCTATCACTTGAAGGAAGGGAATTTGATGCAACATAAAAATATTCGTCTCTATCATTATAAACATTTTGAATGTCTGAAATAACAGAGTCATTCCCAAATTCTATAGGAACAATAGAACTTGATGCTTTTCTTATCTTTCTTCTCAGATCATAGTCCTCTGAAGAATTTGACGAAAATCCTGCATTTAAAGTTACTTCATTATCTTGTATATTAATTGATTTAATAAAATCTGTGTGTTGAATATTAGTATCATCAACTTTTAGAATTTCAACTTCATCACCTACTTTAATACTAGAGAAATCTATTATACTTGCTAATTTTAATATTGTAGATCCTCGAAATTCTTGAATTCTATTTCTGGTACTTGTATTATAAATCCAAGAATTTGCAAATATTTCCTTATAAGAACGATTATTTAAATTAATTTCATTTGAATCTAACTTGGGGTTATCTATAACTTCTCCCAAATTTGATACTGAAATTGTATCTCCTTCACTCACATTTAAATTTTCTGATATTTGTCTAAACTTAGACAACACTCCGACTAACTTTATTTCAACTCTTTTTGTTAAATCTCCATCTTCGTATCCATAATATACTTCCTCATATGATCTTATATCATCTCCGGGAGATAATGCACTATCAATTCCAGAACATCCCAAAAATTGATTGATATTCTTATCAGTATATGTAATACTATTAATCCCTGATATTATAACTCCAGTCTGATCAAATCCAATTGTCGAATCTACAGAAATAACTTTAGAATTTGCAGAGACTGAATCTACAACCTTAGTATTGGGAGTGATTTTGAAAGTACCTTGAATTGCAGTATTTTCATCATATCCAACAAATAAATTTAATTTAAAGTATTGCTTACCATCTCTCGTAAATGTTTCACTTTCCGATATTGCGGCACTAGTTCCACTATCATTTAATTTAGTAATTGTTTGTCCTACTAATTTATTAGGATTGCCAGAAATGGCTTCCGCAATAACAACTTCTCTTCTCAAAAATTCTGCAGAAGATGCCTTTATCAAAAAATCTTCTAAATTAATAATTTTTGGACTTACACCATATAAAACATTAAATAAAATTCTAAAAGATTCATTGGTCCCTTTTGCTTCATATAAGTTTCTTATATTTTTTAAAAAGTTGCCAACATTAACTTTTGAATTGAAGTTTACTTTTTGTAAGCTTGGCGCAAAAGTATATTTTGTTTTTTCGTAAAATTCTTTAAGGAATAAAGAACTTATGTTTTCTACTTTAGAACCTGAAGAATGCTCTGCAGCAGAAGATGTAGAAAATACTAATTCCTCATTATCTAATTCCTGATGATAACTTGTTATAGCACTAAATCCACGAATACAACCTAAAAATCCACTATCATCTTTACTAGTATAAGTTATGATTTCATCATTAATTTTTAGTAATCCATATTTATCTGGAAATCCTTTAGTACTAGTTACATAAATCGTGTCCGCACCAACAGTCGTAATTCCAGAAGTTACAGTACTATCTACTAATATTTCGGGTAAAAGATTATCTAATTTCAAATATTGGTCTAAATTTTCCGCAATATCAACAGGACCTCCCTGATATTCCTGAGAAATATAGTATTGCTTGAAAAATTCTACCGAATTAGGACTTTCATCTAAAAGATAACTTGGTAGTTGATTTTCAATAATCTGTTGAATCTTTACTTTTGATTCAAACCCTGTCTGTATCATATTACTCTCTTATTAATTTCCCGTTAGAATAACTTGATGTATAAAAGTCTCTGGCAAACAATGTTCCAGAAATTTCATCACCAGAAGCAATAACATCTCTTACCATATTTATTGTACTTTTCGCAACATCAAAACTTAAATACAAATCTTTCAAACCAATAACATCATTTGATTCTGGTACTGCCTGAATTTCTATTATATTATTTTCTCTGGTAGTAGAAGTTATATTAATTGTTTCTAATATTATTTCTCCCTTTACATAATCAACTGTTCCTGCATTTTTTGAAACTATTCTAGTATCACCAGTTTCATTTATCTGCCTAACAATAGAAATAACTCCTGTTTTTTTATCACTATTTGGAGTATCTGTCAAATAAACAGTATTGCTTTCTCCCAATATTTTAAATCCTGTGGATTTTATATTAAATCCGTCTTCATTCACATGAAATCTATTACCAAAGCACAATTCATATTGTGCAGATTGATTTACTGATGCTTTTAAGTCTCTTCTAATTCTTATTTTCGTGATGTTTGATGTAATTGCATCATCAGTATTATCAATAACTTGCAATAATTTGCTATATTTCAATCTGCCGCCAAACTTATTAAGGTCTATTGATTTTGAATATGCATTCAAAGCACTTATTACTCTTGATTTTAAAGAATCTTGAGTTGATATTTTTGAAAAATTAAAGTAAATTGTTGAATCAACTTCAACATAAAGAACTTTAAGATCAACTAACTTTTGATTTATTCCAGATATACTATATTGTTTTAATTTTGAAAGAATCTGAGACTTCGAAAAGTCCGAAACAAAAGATCCATTTTTTGGTTTTATACTAATTGTAACTGATCCAAACTCTGGAGGATCAAGTTCTTCTCCACCAATAACAGAAACAGATTCTGTTTCTGGATATATTTGTTTTATTATAGCCTCATAATCCCTTGCAGTAACGGCACGATACTGAGATTCATATATTCTTGGAGCATAATACTTTATAGAGTCTAAAGTTTCTGCATTTGAACCATTTTGTGCTTGACGATTTGTTGTTATAGTTGGTAAAGAACTTATACTTATTCTATTTGCATCAGTGGTATCATCAACGATAGTTCCTGAAAATGAAAATACTGAAGGACCATTTCCATCAATACCATCTGTAACAATATATTCTACTGTAATAACAGATTCATTTTCTAATTTTTTACCAATAAGACCATCACCAAAAAGTAATTGATATTTTTCATCCTGTACTTCTTGAATTAAGAAAATATTTGAATTTGAATCGACATTGATGATATTATCAACTAAATTATATTCAAATCCTTTACCTGTTTCGTTAACACCTCTAACGTAAACTCTAATTGTTGAGGTATCAACATAAGAATTATCAAGAACAAATTTTTGATTTATAGAAGTATCTACAACAAAAGTTCTTCTTAAAAATGTTCCTTGATATATTTTTATATTATCAAAAGATGCTGTTCCATTATTAACTGTTGTGGATATATCTTCTGGAACTGAAAATGTATACGTAGTATCATTATCTCTCCCTATGCACACCAGACCGGATTGTAAGGTCGCTGTATCTGTGCCTGTCAATCCTTCTATACTAAATGATATATCTGCTGTTGCTGCCGTTCTGGAGCGTGGTACATAACCAATATTTCTTGCAAGAGATATAACATTTTCTCTAAGTGTTGCAGAATCTAAAAAAGATTCATTAACAATTAGATTAGAATTAAATGCTGTAATATATGTGTTATATGCTAGCGTATCAATTAATGTTGAAAAATTAGATCCATCAAAATCAAAATCCGTGAATGTCGAATTTGCACGGAGATAATCTTTAATCGATGTTTTTATCTGATCAAAATCTAAATTTGTAAACTTAGTAAAAGGCATATTACTATCTTGTTGCCTCTAGTAGAAATGTATATTCTTGAGTCGGAAACTCTTGACCAATAATATCAAAAACGACCGTTACATCAAATGAGTTCTGGTCTGGATTTGGATTTACAAATACTTGAAGATTTTCAACTCTGGGTTCAAAATTTTCTATTGCTATTTCAATTTGTTCTTGAATAATAGAAGCAGTACCAAAATCAACGAATTCAAAAAGACTATTTCTTACATCAGAACCAAAAATTGAGTTAAAAAACTTCTCATTAGGTATGGTTTGGACAATATTTCTTACAGATCTACGAATCGCATTCTCATTTTTTAATATTTGAAGATCTTTTGTCACAGGATGGGGCTCAAAAGACAAATTAATGTCCCTAAAAGCCCTTGATATCCTTTTTATTGCCATTGATCACGAGATTTTTATTTATTTATGCTCCCGTCCAAGAAGATCCATAGGATGGTTCTGTACCATATGTCCAATCATCGTAATCATCATCATTACGAATCTTTTCATGAAGTTCTGTTTGACCTTTTAAGTCATGTTTCGGTGCCAAATCGTGTACAATTTCTTGTAAAACACGTTTTTCAGAAATTTCACCGTAATCTGTTACTAATTTATCGGTTCCCCACATCTCTCTCATGTATTTTTTATCACGATCAACTTTTGCATTGCCCATTTTTTGCTCC